TTAAATTATTTGTCAATAAAGTCAATCCATCGGTAGTAATAATATTATTCGCATAAACAATTCTTGTTTTACAAATTTCATTTAATTTTCTAACCAAACTTAAATACTCTTTACCTTGTTTTCTTAAATGCTCAATTTTTCTGCTAAGCATTTTTTGGTATTCAGTTTCTAAGGTAGCAATAGTAAATTTATATTGCTCCTTGAATTTTATACTTGATTTTGTTTTGTGTTTTTTCATATATTAAATTATTCATATTTAGGTCCATTATACAATGCGCCTCTTTTAAATCCACTTGGTTGCTGTGGTTGATAAACAAATTCAACTGGCCAATCTGGACTCTGAACTGTCAAAGTTTCTGCTAAATCAATTGCATCTGTTTGTGGGTTATGTGAAGTAGATATCTCAACTGTTTCTGTTAATGTTATCCCATCAACCCCAACTTCAACTGTATCTGTAATTTCATTTGAATTTATTTCAAGTGTTATTTTATCTTTATTTAATAGTTTTTGAAAAAACTCAATTATTCCAAATGTTCTAGTCGTAATAAGAGTAATTTTATAAATAGGCGTGTCTGGCGTAAACATCTGTCTTACCACCTTACTAACAATAAAATTCTGATTAGTATTAAGGTTAGTTGAATTTACATTTACCCTTTGCCCTGCTTTAAATCCCGCTGTTTGAGTTACAAATTCACCCTCTGCAAGCGACGAAGCATAAGCCAACAATTCTGCATTTGCTCTCTGTCTAGCCCCCTCTTTAGTAATAATTGATTTGTCTATAATTATATATTCGTGTTCACCAGATCCACCTTCAACTGTTTGAGTGTTAACAACCGCACCAGTATCTTTAACTTTAGCAATTACTGGCAAAAACCTTCTGCCGATAACTTTAATATCAGATCCATTACTAGGAAGTCGTGAAGCCCTATGAAAACGAATAAGTCGTGATTCATCATTCCATAGTAAATCATATACATCAGGAACTTCAGTAGGCTCAACTCCCACATCCTGTTCTGCTCCCGTGACCACTACTCTAAAGTCTGCCGCTTCATATTTATATGTTAAAGGATAAACATTTTGAGTTCCGTCTGAAATGTAACTCGCAGTAAAGGTATCTCCTAAGTATTCTCCACCTCTAACATAAACAACATTTCTTAATTGTGTATTGTCGTTTCTTATAATTAAACTATCTTTCTCATAAGTACCATTATCATCCGTTATTACTGTTGGCGCTAATTCAACTCCTGTAGATACGAAATGAATATCTTTATTGTAATCAATCCACCAATTAAATTGTGTAATATCAGCCAACTGTTTTAAAGCCTGTGAGACTGTATGATACCTAAATGAAATATATTCAATTACTGTCTGACAATTAACATTAGCAGTGCTTATAAATCCACTCTGTCTGCTTAATCTCCATTCATCAAACTTAACTCCAACCACATCTCCCTGACCAGCACCATATCCAATCCTTAATGAAATTTGAGTTATGGCACTATAATCTGGTGTGCCAGTTTCTGTTTTTGTACTCAAATCTATTTTAACGTGATTCCACTTACCGGAAACAAAAGCACTTCCGTCTGATTGAGTTACTGCTGTCGCTGTTCCCCAATTAGACCAATTATCAGAAGCAAATAGAAAATCTACGAATGTCGCTGTTAATCCAGCAGGTATAAATACCCAACCTTGTGCATATTCATTTTTATAAGCAACCCAATTACTCGATGGATAGCTATTATTTCTAATATCTGCAAAATCAGATCCACTAGCGCTAACATCTAAATCAAATTCAGCACAATTATTACCCCTTTTCGCATCACCACTTGACCTTAAATTAACTGCATCAAAAACAACTTCCCAATTTGTAATGTCCTCAAAAGTAACGATTGATTCATCTTTATTAACAAAGCTATTAACTATGTCAGCAATAATATTATCAACTTTCTTATCTTGATAATCTCTCGCAACCAACCTTGAATCTAAAAGCCGAGTATAGTCAATACAATCAATTTGGAAATTTACATTAGCAAAATCATCTGTTATGTTTTTAATTTTCAGAATTAAACCACCAAATAATTTAACACTATTGTGCGTAACAATAACTTCCGAGCCATTTACGGGATTAATCGTACTCCCATCTCTTAATTTCTGTTTTAATTCAAATTTACAGGTATCAACTTGATTGGTAAGTATATTGTTAATCCTTAAACTTTTCCATTTTACATATTTGGTTTGGTCTATTCCCGCTATTGTTATTATCATATAGCCTGTTGTAATTTAAGCTTTTCTAAAATCATATCTCCAACTTTCTCACCACTATCTTCATCTAAAAATGTTCCTGTAATATTTATAACTGTGCCACCAAATTGTCCATTTGGCGTAATTCTTGTTCCTGCCGGGAATTGGGCTATTTCTGGTCCATTTTCTCCAACTAAAGTGGTTTCTCCTCTCCCTACAACTCCACCTCCTGCTCTACCTGTCACAAAATCAATTGCTCCCGATATTTTACCACCAACAAATTCTTTTGCTCTTTTCATAGCTTCAAAAGCCCTTTGCGCCGCATCCGCGACTTTATTGTAGGCAATAAATACCTTAGACAAAGCAGTGGTAAAATTATCAAAGGCAGTTGAAGCACTATCAATAAAATTACTTAACTGCTCCATAGCAGTAATAAGTATTGGTAAAATCTTTGTTCCCAAATCTATTAATATAACACCCCATTTATTTTTCAATAATTGGAATTGTTTTTCTGTTGTTTGATTTTGTTTATCAAATGCAGCGGTCAATGCTTCCTGTCCACCAGCCATATCATCAAAAATCTGATTTGTTAATTCACCAGTTTCACCCATTAACATCATAACTGCATTTAAAGCTTCTACTGATCCAAATGCCTTTGCCAACATCTCATTATTGCCACCAGTAGTAGTAGATTGTAATCCATTGTTCTGTATCTCTGCTTGTAAATTAGTAATATTTAATTGATCCATTAATTCTTTCATTTCAGCAGTAGGTTTAGCAAGATTACTTAATGTGGCTCTAATTTGAGTATAAGCCACAGATGCTTTTAAGCCAGATGTAGTCATAGCAGAAGTAATGGCAAGTAATTCATCAAAACTAACCCCCATAGCATTTGCTAATGGAGCAACTTGTCCAAATCCTTGCGCTAATTCAGCAACTGTTGTCTTACCATTTTTAACTGCCTTGAAAAATACATCAGCAGTAGCATTAGCCCCATCCACATCAAGTTCAAAAGCATTAATCGCAGAAGTCATAAGGTCAGTAGCTTCAGCAGTCTCACCAAGACCAGCAACAGCCAACTTTCCACTAGCCTCTAAAACCTTTAAGGCATCAGAAGTATCAGAAATACCAGCCGATACAATCGCATAAGCAGAAGCTCCTAAGTCATCAGCAGTTTTAGGTGTGGTTTTTAATAAATTTTTTATTCCCTTACTTAATTGGTCAACTTTCTGTCCGTTATCATCCATTAAAGTATTAATATCAGACATAGCCGCTTCAAAAGCAACTGCCTGATTAACAGCCGAAACGCCAACAGCCACACCAAATCCAGCCGCGGCAGTAGCACCGACTTTCGCCGCAGTTGAAAATTTACTCATTGAGCCAGTAGCACCTTTTATTGTTTTAGATGCCTTATCAACTGCTGTTAAAATAATTTGTAATTTAGCGTCTGCCATCTTTTTTTGGTTTAGGTCTATTTTGGTAATCTATCGTATTTTTTTCCCTTAAAAAATCCAATAGCCATTGTGGTTGGCTCATCACCTCTTGATATGTCCAACCAGTATTCACACATATCATTGCAATAGACAAATCCTTATCATAATCACATCTGCCTATTTTTGATAACTGAAAATATAAATCAGTTAATTTTTTTTTACCTCAACTTGTTCTTCTTCAATACTTTTTATCTCGGTCATAATATCTTGAACCATATTAGACCTTGATTCTAACAATCTCTTTAATATATTATCTGTATCACCATTAAACGAAATAACATATCTCTCAATGGTTTTGTTTTCAGTATTTTGCTGTATCTTAGATAACAATTCACCAGACAAGGTGTTCTCCAATTCATCTTTATTAAATTTCAATCCTTCATAAGCAGATAATTCTATATCTCTTACTTCTTGGGCTGTTAGCCAACAATTTAATACAAACGAATATCCTTCTCGTTTAAATTCCTTTGTTTCTCTTTCCATAAACTTTTGCCTTTCCAAAGCCCTCACCCGTATTAATGAGGGCTATTTTATTTTTTAATAGCTAGCAGTTAGGTTTACTAAAGTACAAGAATCTATCACATTATCATTCAAACCTGCGTCATATAGAGCATTAAATGTTAATGTTTGAGTAACAATCTCATCATTTGAGAAGTCAGGATCAAAGTTTTCAAAATCTACTTTACTCAAATCTAATGTAAATTGTGGGAAAGTAGAAGCCGCGCCTGTCAATAATGATGAGCCAGTTAAATCAATTCTAATTGCTTTATATGAGCCATCAGTAATAAATCCAAACAAAGTTCTATTCTCATAATCTAAAACTATTTCACCAGAAATTGCGAATTTCTTATTAACAACATCTTCAGGGTGAAGTGTGGAAAGAGTAGCAGATATTTCTGCATTCTTTTCAATAGTTAAACTCAAACTCTTTAATTTGGTAACACTAGCCGCGTTAAGTCCACTTGTTAATGAAGCAATTTTGAAGTCAAGATTTCTACCAACAAATTTACCCTCTGAACTATAACTAGCGGCAGCTCCATCGTGATCCATTGAGCCTTTAGATAAGAAGTTAACTGTATAACCAATTATAGCATTTGGCACAATATTAAGTGTCAAACTATTTATCATCGCTAATCTATATGCTAAATCACCAATTGGATCAGTGGTATGTAATGTTAAACTGGTGTGTTGATTGCTGGTTTCTGCAACTGTATAGGTGTGAGTATAGGCAACAGAATCTGCTGGCCCAGCCGTGCTTGGCGCTTGTCCAAGTAAAGCATAAAGAATTAATCCAAAACTATCAGCTCCCAATTCAACTTCCATCTCACCTTCTCCGTGGATCATAGTAAGTGGCGCTTGATCACCACCATAAATATTTCCAAAACTAGCTTCCGATAAAGCCCTCTCTGGAACGTCACTAAATGAAAAAGATAGAACATTCAACCAAAAGGCAGCGGCAACTTTCACTCCCCTTGATGTTTCTCTACCGATTCCAATTGATTGGCGTCTGCCAATCCATTTTACATCTGTCATATTCTTATTTAGTTATTATTAACTTATATTATTTAAATCTACGCTTACCAAACATCTAAGATTAATTGTGGCCACCCTATAACTATCTTCTGGCAGGGCATAACCCCAATTACTTGGAACTGCGAATGTCTGTAAATATGTATATCCTGTTTTTGTTGGTTGTCCGATAGTGGTCAATAAATAATCCTTATCATAATCATCAATTACACTATCAACCATTTTTCTTAATACCCTATCAGCTTCTTCTTGGCTTCTTATTGTTCTACTGACAAACAACATAACAGTAAATGCATAAACCCTGACATTTTCTTCCGTTGTCTGATACTCTGCTTCATTTCCCGATGGTATGATTACAGCAAATGGATCACTATCAGCCTGTATATTCTCAAAAGCATAAACATCAGTAATTAATGTATTCCCCTCTAATATCGCTTTTAATTTTTCTAATATTTCATCAAACATTACTTTGCTAAATCATTTGTTATTTGCCTCGCTGCATTATTAAACTGCCTTTGAACATCTTTCTTTTTGTCATCAATGGCTGTTTTCAAAAATGGTTGCGCTTCCATAAATCTTGTTCCTTCGTGAACATAAATCGCATAATTGGTATGAGGCGCTATCGTTGATTTTAAATGAGATATTACTGGCCTAATAGATTGCTTTAAAAGCCCTGTCCTTATCGGCACAATTCCACCTGTCTTTAAATGGTTGGTTAATATTACAGTAGCTTTATTTATGGCCTGATTCAATCTTCTCCCAACGATTTGTGGAGATTTTCTAAATTGTGCTTGTAATTCATCTAAGCCCTTAATCTCAATTTTAAATTCTGCCATATTAACTTATTTGTTCAACTACTATTTTCAAGTGGTCAAAACTACCAAATGAACGCCGACTAACGCCCTTTGATACAACTTTATAGTAATCAGTACCATTTCTTAATTTATCACCTTCCTGAACATCAACAGTGCCATCAGCATATAAAACATAAGCCTTGCCATTAATCCCATCAAACAATTCTAAATCCTTATCTGACAATGGTTGAATATGCATAAAAGCAGAAGTAACTGTGGTGGCCAAAAACTTATCTGTTCCACCAACCTGTGTTTTTCTAGCAATAAATATCTGTTGATCTCTTAAATTTTCAAATAATAAAGGCATATTATATCTCCCATTCTCTATAATTATTTAATATGTCTATTGCTCCACTTTCTTGAGCAATACTTTTCATATCACTACTTTGATATTTAACTTTGTAATCTCCTAATCCTATTTCAGCAATATTTCCTCCATCTTTACCACTCTTAATTACAGCACCAACCATAATCATAGAAGCTAATTTAATATCATCTGGTACTGTCGCCGCATTCCCGAATGTTCCAATAATCTTAACTCTCCTTTTTCCCGAATAAAACGCCCCAACACTAGATGACTTTGTAAGCCTTATTTCATATTTAGGTGTGGTGTTATACGGATATAGCAGGTAATCGTTGTTATGACCCTCTGCAAGCGTCTCAAGTACTGTTCCATCAGTATTAAGTATCTGTAAAGTAGTAATTTCTACAATATCATCTTCCATTAATAATGTTCTTTTTCCATTACCATCAAAATATCTTTCAGCCGCCTCAACTTGTTCAAACTCTTTGCCAGTAAATTTTTCAATAAATGTTTCAATGGAACTAAGCCACAATGAAAACCCACTATCAATAAAATCATTAGTTTGTATTTGTAAAAAATCTAACGCTTGTTGTTTTGTTATATAGCTCATATTTATTTTCTGACTATTTTATTATAAAAACTTTGTGGTCTAATAAAATCCTTAATCTCTGCTCTTTTAGCAGTACCTCCATCAATTAAATTTTGGCCTGTTACTGTGTCAACGCTAATAACATCATCTTTTTTGTAGCCGTTATGGCTTTTTAATAATTTTACTTTCATATGTTTATGGGTTTAGCACTGTGGGTGAAGGAATCACCCACAATATAAACTCACAATCCGGTTTAAGGAATTGTAATAAGTGCTTTGATAGCTTCTCCAAGAACGACGTTACCAGCAATACGTTGAACAACACGAATAGCTGTCTGATCTTTAGTAAATGCAGTTTCAGTTTCCTGTGTAATCTTAACTGACATTTTCTTCCGATCACCAAGCCAATAACCCATCTTAAAGTCACCAAAGAAAATGGTAGCTTCAGGCAAGTTGTTGTTCTCAATAACTGGGTATCCGTGGAAAGTAGCAGGTTGACCAGCTTGAACTGGCTCTGCCCAATGATAACGACCATTACTATCCTTAAGCTTTCTTAATTCTCGGATGTTATTCCTATGAACTAAGAACTTCGCAGCAGATTGGTATTTCTGTGGAAGTGAATACTCAAGGTTGATCATATTATCAAAAGACAAATTACCATCACAAGTAATACCAGCGATATCGCCAGCGCCTTGTGCGGTAGTCAATCCTGTTGGTTGAGTAGTACCATTACCAGTGGTAATCACCTTATCTTCTTCACGCTGTAAAGCTTCAGAAAATAAAGTAACAATTAAATCAATAACATCAATCTCTGTGCTATCTTCAACAAGTTCGTCAGATGAATACAAAATTGCAGCCATCTTCTTAACTGTTAAGGTAGCCTCATTGAATTGAGCAGTAGTTGTTGATTTAACAGCGTTCTCCTCTGTCCAAGTTACTTTCGGGCCAGAAGATAATGTAGGGATTTTCATCACGTCTCGTGTCATCGTAATAACTCGAACGATAGAACGCATAGAAAACTTTTCTACGATATCTCTAATAACTTCGGCACGGAATTCGTCTGGGAACAAGTAACCACCATCGGCCGCAGTACCTTCGGATAATGCTTTAGCAACAACATCATCACGCTTAACAACAGCATTGAAGAATTTAACAATCTTTTCCCTTGCAGGCATCTTACTAATTTCTTCTTTAGTAAGCTCTTTACCAACAATCTTCTTAGCTGTTGGTGTAATAGATGTCTTTTCAGAAATTGCTTTCACAGCTTCTGTAAGCTTGTCAATTGGTAATTTGGCAATAATAGCGTCAGCCGCCTTTTGAGCAGCGTCATCAAGGTCAGCACCTTCTGCTGGGGTTTCCTCTGCGGGAGTTTCCTCTGCAGGGGTTTCAGCTGGTGTCTCTTCAGCACCGGCCTCTGGCACAACTTCCTCTCAGTCTTCGCCTGCCTTGATATACTCTTTCCCA